TACTGAATCCACCCGCCAATTTTCTCGGGGGTTCCTTGGCGAAACCGGATCTTGTCGCTTTCGTACCAGCCACTTTCATTCAAGTAGCGGGTATTTTCACGGTTTACCCCGGGTTTAAAAATCAACTTTTGTAGCGGCATAGGTTAGTCCAGCAATTTGCACTCCGCAGTTCTGCGTTTAAACAACCCCGGCAAGACTTTCCCGCCGCCCTTTGTCCACAGCATTAACTGCTCTTTTGCGCCATCCCAGTCTTGTTCGTTTATTTTACGCTTGAGTGTGCTTGTCTGCAACCTACCTACACCCAAATTATAGGCAAAGTCAACTATGGCGTTGCACTTAGGCTCATCTGTTAGCAGGATTGGGCAGTTACGTAATACACCGGGAAGGAAAGTGTATTGCAGTTCGTGAAGAAGCAGTTGTGCTGCCTCTGGTTCTGATATTGGTGGATCAGTTAGTGCAACCTTTGCACCACTTGCGTAATAGGTAGACCCATACCCAATGGTAGGAATACCCGCAGGGCAGAGGTAGGGTTTACCCTTAAACCCCTCAAACTGTTTACACAGTGCCGCTGCGATATCCAAGTTCATAGCCCACGCTTTGCCAAGGTGCGGTCAAGGAACCAATAGTTTAATGTGCCAGATACCAATGCAGAGAAGTCGCCGGACATCATTAGTTTAAACACCACATCTGGCGGGGATCCGGTAACCCACGCATTCCAAGAAAACCAAACGTGAATGAAACTCCAGATGAACAAAATCCAGTATGTAACTATGGGACGCACAGATGCTGACAAGCTAGCAACCCAGCCGCCTGCGGCTTTGACCATTTCGGTTTGCTGTTCTATTGCGGAGTTAAACGCATTCATGACCCCAGCATCTACTGTGGCTTCCCGCTGCGCGCCAATCTCGGCTAGTTTTTGCTGGCCCCGCAAAGTCTCCAGTTGGCATTGCTGACCAAACATAAGCAGCTCATGGTCGCGCTCGTTCTTTTTATCAAAGAACTTAATCACCTCTGGAGCCAAACGAAAAATGCCCCCAAGGAGGGAGCCAAAAATACCACCGCTAAGCATTTCAAACATCAGTGTTTCTCCAGCAAAAGTGTGAGCCACCAAAAGACAAGGCCCAAAACCAAAATAACAATTGCGCCACCAAGGAGCCAGTTGATTAGCTCATCCATCTCTTTTTTCTTAGCCGCTGCGTTCTTCTCGTCCAAGATTTCCTGCGCTTTGCGCTTTTGGATCAAGTCGTTTCTGGTGATGAGTAGCTGCTGCCAAACATCCGCATGACCAATAAGCACAAGCCACTGATTCAGTTCCTTCTCAGCGTCATCCAACTTCTTGGCCTGCATGACGATCTCAAAAGCCTGCGCCGTGTCCGATCCCGCAAACCCCGTCTTTGGCTTGGACGCTGCCCGCTGGACAACATCCTTGGCCTCAAAGAACTTCATGGCCTCGCCAGTGATGGTGTGGATGTCCTTGCCTAATTTAATGGCAGCTTGGACGCCTTTTACCGCCGCTTGGGCTGTGGCGAAAGCGGTAATTGGGTCTATCACAGCTCACCTGTTAGGGCGCGTCAGGCCAAGTAATATCCCACGGGAAGCTTGACTGACTTGGTACATCGCGCAGGGCTTGGCGATAGGTTGCCCATGCTGCTTTGTCTGCGGTGCTGTCGGTAAGCTGCGTCCAGTCGCTGTCCTTGAGCAGTTGTGTGCGGGTAGAACGCACATTTGTGGCTTGCTCAGTGTCCTTGGCGGCGTGGTATGCAGCTTCTTGTTCGGCAGCAGTGGTTTCCCCGTCAACAAATACGGGGCCAAGGATGTACTTGGTGTACCATTTACCGTCGATCTGCTCTACGCCGCTGCGCATTGAGTATTGGTAGTGTGTTCCACCTGTGGATTGTGGGCCTTCCAGCACGATGTCACCGCCGTATTGGTTAATAAACTCCTCGGTCAAGGGCTCACCAAAAATGGCTCCTTGCGTCTGGGCGTAAGCGCGGAATTCGTTTTGGAATACGACTGCGCCGGTTTCTCTGATTCGGATTTCCATGATGTGTCCTTATGCTATTGCGAGGAAAATGTAAGTGCCGCCAGATACATTGATGGCAGCTAGGATAGTTGAATTCAACGCAAACCCAGTTGAAACCGTTGTAACTGAGCCAAGCGTAGCCGATTCAGCCGCTGAAGAATTTAACAGCAAATATGGGTCTGTCAGTGTAGTCATGCCACGGGCTGTGTCGTAAACATACCAATCACCAGTGCTATCGGTGCGCTTAATAAGCACAAACCTAGCGCCGCCGGTAAACCCGCAGTTAATGGTTTGGGTTGTGCCATTACCTGTGTATGAACCTACTTTTGAAACGCCTGCACAAGTGGCAAATAAGTAAGCTACAAAAGTAAAAGCTGGTTCGTTTGTACTTGTATCAGTTCCAACAGTAAAAACAGAAGATGTAGGTGCTGTACTATTCCAAGCGGCTGTGTTCGTGCCAAAAGCATCAGTTTGATTTAATCGTGCTGATTGTGTTGCGCCAGTTGCACTACTGTAAACACGCCATTGTGTTGAACTCCCAGATGGCCCTCTTGCTTTTACAATCATTAACTCAGGAACAACGCTTAAATTGTGTGCTTGAGTTGTTGCGCTTCCAGTTCCTGTATAACAAACCACATCAAAGAAGCCGGGGGCGCGGCTAAACCCATCTGCAATATATGTTTGCCCAGAAGTGTTATAAGAGGCATCAGAACTACCGTAGGTAAAACCTGTATTTTGATATGAAGCAATGTAATACGGTGCGTTAACTTCTTCTGCAGCAGTTAAATTTTGAGACAAAGCAGCATTGACCCCTGCCAATAAAGTTGCGCTTCTCCAGTTTGTTGTAGAACTACGCTTCTTCCACCAAACCACATCAGGAACAAAACCAGTTGTAATGGCTTGGTTTGCCGCACCATTGCCGGTGTATGCAATTGGACTAAACACTTTAGTCGCATCCGTAGGCGTTGCCATTGGCCCACGGCGTATTGCTATGTAGATGATTGTTGAACCAGCCCCAAAAAAACCTGTACTAGCAGAAAACCCCGTTGCTGTTGGAAAAAAATATGGTGTTGTATAAACAGATTCAGCAGCAGAAGTATCGGGGCTTAATCTGTTGTCTCCCGAATTGTTAAAACCGCGCATGGCATCAACTATCACCCAGTTTGATGATGCGCTTGAACTTTTAACCAATAAAAATTGTGGTTCGTATCCTAAATTTACATCTGTTGTACCGCTTGTTGGTGATGTATAAGACCCGCAAGTAATTACATTGTCTGTACCAGTAAGGCCAAACCCGCCAGCGTTGTGGGCAAAGACATAAGCAACATAAGTTCCGGAGCTTCTATAATTTATAGTTACGCTGGTTGAGTTAACATTCCAAACGGCAGGTGCAGAGGCAACGGCGGCAGTTGAATTTAAAAGTAAATAATCGTTGGCAGTGTTTGAAAAAGACCTATGCCATACAGCCCAATCATCTGTGTTTGAAACGCTTTTTACAAATACACAACCGGGCGTAGAACCAAGATTGTGGTTAAAAACAGCTACAGTTCCCGAAATAGTCGTAGTCACAACATCAAAAAAGTTTGGCTGCTTGCGGAATGTCCATGAGACATAAGTATTGGGGGATGTATTAAATCCCGCATCACCTGTTAAAGTGTAACCATTACTTGCAAAACCAAAATATGATGACCAACCTGTACCTTGCGCATTTGTATTATTTGTATTTAAAGCGTAATCAGAACCTCTAACTGTATCAATTAACTGATGAGGGCCCGTAGTATTTCTTTTTTTCTGCCAAACTAAACCACCTTTACCAGACAAGTTAATTCCATTTGTAATGGATTGACCGGTATCATTACCTGTGTAAAGGTATGTGCTAAACACATCCTCAATGTAGTTAGGCGTAAGCCCAGCCGTGGGCCAGATGCCTTGCTGTTGGTACTGCAACTGTTGGTCGCGTGTCCATACCCCGGACGCTGCACCGGTTTGGTAAGGCCCTGCTGGTGTAATTGGGGTCTTGGTGATTAGCCCACCGGGGTATTTTTCGCTCATGTTGGGTTCCTAATGATCGCCGTCGATGTCTCGCGGTCTATGGTCATCACGCCTTGGCAAACCACGTTCCAGTCTTCACTGTTGGCTTCCTTTTCGCTGCTTGACGGCACTTCAAGTATAAAGTGTTTGAACAAAAATTCCTTGCCATTTTCAAAGACGCGCCAGCAATGATCCATCGTCCCACGGCCTTCTTGACCACGGGACTTGTTGAACCTGATGGCGTACTTGTTCATATCACCTCTGCCGCTGGCATGGTCTGGGGCTGGTGGATCACCGTCAAGTTAAAGTGCACAAATTTGATCGGCAGTTCAGCGGCATGACGTGTAAACGAGTGCATCAGCCATGAGTTAGCGAAGATCATCATCCCCGGCTTGGGTGTGAAGTTAATCATTTTGCTGGCTGGGGTAGCCATGTTCATATCTTGCTCAGGCAGGTCGATCTGTACCTTGGCTGCACGGGGGTCATGGAACACCACGCGGGAGCAGTCTTCTGGGGTCTCAAGGAAGTAGAAGCCAACAATCTGGGAACCAAAGCCGTGAACGTGCGCGTCCATCGCCGAGTGTTTGTGGTGTTCCTGCGTCCACATTTCGGTGAACTGCACCGCCTTATCCTGCATGGCATAACCTTGCTCATTGAGGATGTTCCAAGCAGTAGCGCCAACAAACTCAGAAAACACTGCCATACGCGGGTCGCCAAAGTAATTGCCGGTCATGTACACAGGGTAGAGTTCGTTAAGCGTTTGTGTCTTGCGTGATTCCGCCAACGCCTCCTCGGATACTTGATTTACCGTTTCTAAGAAGTCAGGGCGCTCAATAATGTAAATTGGGCAAGGAAAGTGATGTGCGACTTGGAGCTGCGTATTGGCTACGACTTCTGCAACCGACTCAGCGGCTTTGCATACAATTTCGGTCATTGTGTTACCTCTACCCAAGATGATGTATAAAAATCTAGTCTATATGTTTTTCCATCATCAGGTTTTTGAGGCCTGTCAACCCAGCCGTTATTAGCACCACTCCACATTACTTCCCTATCTGTTGGGCGGGGAATTGGCGGTTCATATTGCAGGGTTTCTTCATTAAAAACCCAAGCAGAAAAATTATCACGTTGAGGAAGCAAATTCCATCCTGCTTTAGCAGCATTAATTTTTGCTTGTTTTACTACTGCTTTTTCTTCATCAGTCATTGGCACAACATGAAAAACATCCGTCCATACGTCATTTACTTTTTCATAAGTAACGTCAGGATAGTCAAATTTTTCATATTCACCTAATGTAGGGCGCTCAACGCGAACAAAAGTTTCCCAATGGTCAGGCACTGCACCAAACGCTTCTATAAGATTGTCTTCAAAAGCTGGGTGATTAACGGGTTGACCGTTTTCAATTTGGATATACAAGTTCATGGTGACCCCACACAAGTAGATGGAAATGAGCGTGTATTTCCGGGCCATATGATACGGACAGCCCCGCCACCACCATTACCGCCAAGTCTTTTAATAGCGCCACATCCTGCGCCAACATAAATGTACTGCCCCGAACCTCCGGCGCCACCACCATATGCACCGCCAGACCCTGATGGGCCGCCGCAGGCAGTATTTGAACCCCTAGTGCCGTCGCCGCCACTTGAGCCACCGGTACCAGCTTCACCGCTACCACCTGCGCTTGCTGCACCGTTAGAGCCTTGACCAAAGATACCTACACCGCCACCGCCACCGCCACCCGGAGATGTTGTACCACCATAAACCCAATCACCTCCGCCGCCTCCACCTCCAGCACCGGCAGTTGGATTAACACACCCAGTTCTTATGCCTCCATTACCGCCAGACCCAGAATATCCAGCGGCTCCGCCACCGCCACCACCTTTTGATCCGCAATTAGTACTACCACCAGTACCACCAGTACCACCGCCAGTTCCGTTGTATGAACCGCCTTGGCGATTGCATGGGGTATATGCACGTTTGCCACCACCACCAAAAACTACGGAGTTGCAAACAAAATAAGAGTCATTTCCTTTTGTTTCTGGCGTTGTGTTGTAAACAAAATAAGTGCAGCATCCAAAATATACCCCACCAGTTCCACCCCTACCAACGACAACGGTGTATGAATTTCCGGGCACAACGGTGTAATTATTTCTGTAGCCTAAACCACCGCCGCCGGTTCCGCAACCATAAACACCGCCACCTGCCCCACCACCCACCGCAACAACAGAAACTGAAGTAACTCCACTAGGAGCTACCCATGAATAAGTTCCAGATGTTGTATAAGATCGTGAACCTGCGTTTGATGCTGTTATTGAATTGCTGGCTGCACTTGCTGCGCCATATCCTGTTGCATTTGTTGCTTGGGCTTTAAATGTGTAAGAGGTTGCATTAGTTAAACCTGTTACCGTCAAAGGAGAAGAAGCTCCAGTTGCAGTAAAACATCCGGGCGTTGATGTAACTTTATATCCAGTAATACTGCTGGGATAGCCTGTACATGAAGGCGCAGTAAATGTTACTGCCGCGCATAAAGATGACCCCGCAGTTGCTGTACCAATCGTAGGCGCACCCGGAGTGGTAGGCCATACATTTGCACCCTTTGCTTGCATTTGCTGGGTTTTTGTCCAAATCCCATAAGAAGTTGATGTGGCTGGCGCAGTAGCCGAGATGACCCCGCCTTTGTAGCGCAATGACATGGCTAACCCCTTAGCTAATGACTTCGTAAGAAACGCTATACGTGATGCCGCTGGCTGTACCGCTGGTAATGGAAATGCAAGTGCCCTCCATCAAGTAGACGGGGGTTGTTTTGTCCACTACGATCAGCGAGGCGTTAGCCGGTACGGACACTGTACTGACAATCGGGTAAGCCGTACCGCCGCTGGGAGCAGAACCTTGAGCTACCGCGCCATTGGTGTAGACAGATACCGTTGTATTGACTGCACTGGAGCCGTTGACGTTAGCGGCAACGATTTGGTTGATCTTATAGACCTGACCACTGGAAGCAGCGTTGGTCACCAAAACAACCGCAGTCGTGCCGCCGGGAGTATAGTAAGTTGTAGTGCCGGAAGCTGTTGTCGCGGCTAATAGGTTTGGGTTTGCCATGGTCGCCCCTTAGATGGAGAAGATAAAGTTAATCATAGTTGCCTTGGCTTGGGATAAACCAGAAGCAGGGAGAGCTTGAAATGTCGGTGCTGCGCCTGAATTAGCAGTCAAAACATAACCTGCCGTTCCTGCTGCGGTGGTAGCCAGTGCGCCTGTTGTTGAGGCATAGGTTACGCCATACTGTGTAAACGCGCTACTTTGACCTGTACCGCCGTAGTTATAAGCAAGTGGGGAAGTGGTTGTAACCGTTGTA